TCGCTATCATCGGATTTTCTGCAATTGGAAGTTTATTTAGTAAATCTGATGATAGCGAAGAAGACGATGATTATGATGAGGGCGAAGATGAATTTGACAAAAAATTTTTATCCTATTATATGTTATAAGTATTTATAAAATAATTTGAATTGGCGGAAATTCTAATCCATCGGTTGTAGATATAAGGAGATTAACAACAATATCTTTAAATTTAATATCTCTATCAGTAAAAATCTTACTTAGACTATCATCAACATTAACTATGTCTGGCATAAATTCTGAAAAAATAATACTTGTATCTTGAATAATCATATCAATATTTACATTAAAATTTGTTTCAAAATATTTTTTAAATATTTTTAAACTAGTATCTTCCTTATAGTCAAATTTGGTCCATCCATTTAATTTATTTTTACCTAATACTATTTGTTTCATTTGAATTGGTTCAGAAAATATACTAGTATTATCTGCCATATTCATATAAAATGATCTATAATTTTCTATTTTGGAATCTTGTAAATATTTAAGCATTTCCATAAAAATAAGTCCAACAGTTGTAGCAGTAGTTGTTGCTACAGCAGGAATAATTTTTCCAGCAATTCCTTTAGTTTCATATTCAGAAATAGTATTAATACTATAATTTAAAGCTCTACAATTTGACGCAGATGTCAACCAATAAACGTGAAAATTACTATCATCATCTTTTTCAAATTCTTGAGGAAAACATTTATGATGTTCTAATTTAATTGTTTTAGATATTTCTACATCAGTAGTTGTTTCTTTTATCTCTTTTAATTCACTGTCATCTTTAGCAATCTTCTTACTTGAATCAGGATTAAAATCTGGAATAGTTGTACTCTTTAGGTAATCAATAATTTGTTCTGGAGTAAAATCCCATTTATTATCAAAACATCTTGAAATAATCTTTACGGTAGCATCGATAAAATTTACAATATTTTCATCACAATTTCCTGTAAAGTTGAGTGGTTCTGGACATCTTTTTCCTTGAGACCAAAACAAAGAACCATTAACAACATGGTCTGACGGAAAACAATGTAATAGTTGCTTAATAGTATGATTATATTCTTTAACAAAAATATCTTTAGCAAATTCCAAACAATCTTCAAAAATCGTCAAATTATATTTTCCTAGAAACAAATTAATATCTTGAATAGCTTGATTCTTTTCAAATAATGAAAGTTCTTCATAAAATGTAGAATTTTCAAAATATTTATTTACATTTGTAATTCCCCTATTGAACAATTCAAAGTAATCTCGCGCCCAATGAATAGTATGTTGGGTAGAATTTGGAAAATTTTTAATAGTACATACAGGAAATTCATCTTCTGCTTCTGGATCATTTGAATCACTATAAGTTTCTGTTAAAAATGGAATTACTGGTTGTGTATTTCCTTTCATACCCATTGTACCACTTTCAAATAATGGTAAATTTCTTTCAAAACATTGATTATCAACATATTTTCTAGCTTCCATATTATCTAGAGCGTTAATAATAATATTTTTATCTGAAAATATTCGATTAGTCAAATCTTTATCTTCTTTAGATAATTTATTTTGTAGGGGCGTAAGTTTCATATTTGGATTAGCACTTTCAATTGTGCTCACTGCTATTTTACTTTTTGATTCTCCAACGTGATGTGATCGAAATAAAAACTGACGACTTAGATTTGATGTTTCAATATGATCTGGATCTGTAATTGTAATATTACCATTAATGCCTACATTTAGGAGTGAAAGATTTTTTAACCATTCACAACCTAAAGCACCACAACCGACCATCAAAACATTAACATTAATTAACTTGATATAAAAATCTTTTCCAAATGTTGTACCACAAACTGGTTTAGATTTAGGTAATAGAGAGAAATCATTCCACGTAAAAAATTGAGTAATCGGAGTATATTTATATGTTAGTAGTTTAATAACTTCAGTACTAGCAAAACCACCAATAATAGAATTAACTGGTGCTAGTTCTAATCCAATTGTTCTAATTAGTGGATGATAATCATCGATAAAATTAGATACAATATGATCCATTTCAGAATTCCAAGGATGAATATATTCATCTTTCAAATAATCAATTTGTTTAAAAGTATCAATAATTTTTTGATCTTCAATTGGATTAAATCCTGTAATATCATAATTTATTTTTTTAAATTGTTCTTCCAAACTTGTATGATTAAATGTAATTGGTTCACGAACAATACGAATTGTTCCATTAATAAAATAGAAATCGGTGTGATTAAAATCTTTAAGTTTAAAACTATGAGTTTTAACATCAGTAATTCTAAATTTTGTTCCTGCTAAAAATTCAAGATTGTCGCCTTTAATATTACAAAATTCAATTAAGGAATTATGTTGAAACTTATGTTTATCACAAGTTATTTTTCCATCATCAAGTAGTTCTCTAACTTCTACGGGTTGAATATTTTCACCATCTACATCATAAACAATATGATTATCTAAAGCATCAACAAAAACATATCCTGCCAATCCTTTAGCAAAAGCGTAAACCATTTTACAGTTTTGTGCTCTTGTTAAATCATTAATGTTGGTAGCTTCTTTTAAAGTTTTATTGCAAACAATTATACACGACGATGGATAAAATGTAGTATTATATTCTATTGCCTTAATATTTGAATATGGATTTAGTTCTTGTATATAGTTTTTAAGTACCTCACTACGTTTTTTACCAATATCGGCATCAGTATAATAATAACCAAATTCAACATCTTTAGTACTAACTTTTTGATCATCTATTAACAATATATCCTTAACACCACTTAAAACTAAATTTTTAGCAACTTCCGAACCTAAACCTCCTTCAAGTCCTAAAATATATACAATACTACTATTTAGAGCAATCGTTGCTTCTTTCCCAAAAGTTCTGTTTTGACGGTCATATTTATCCATATTGTTAGTGGATGTGGTCATTAATATTTATTTATAAGATTAGAATACATTTAAATCAATTTTTATAATTAATTTAAAAGATTAAATGAATTTTTATAATTAATTTAAAAGATTAAATGAATTTTTATTAATGGATAATGATAAAATAGCAATTGAAAGTATTTCAAATAATGAAATACTAGAATTTTTATGGAAGGCGTTAAATAAAGCTAATCATAAAGGTGTATTTACTATAGAAGAAGCTTTTAGTATTAAATTATTATATGATAAATTAAAAATATCAATTACTAATAATGAGTGAAAAAAAAACTATTAAAAATAAAATATTATGTTTATCAGCACTAGGAGAAAGATTTATTTCTCCTAGAAATAATCAAAAATTTGTAATGTTACCTGATAAAAGTAAAAATGTTTATATTTCTTTTAGTCCGTTAAATAAACCTTTATCAAAAGAATATGCTAAATTTATTGAAATTGCTATAAAATATAAATTAAAAAATGATTTAATAAATTTAGTAAATAAAATAAGGAATTCGCAATCAGTACAACAAAACAGAATAATGATAATAAATTTTCAACATAAATTATATATAGAAGTTGCCTTACAGATGTTAGTTCATTATTATAATTTATATAATAGGTCAAATAGAAGTGTATCATTTGAACAATATGTAAATTCTAAATGTAACAATATGATTATATGTAAATATATTGATAAATTAATTTATAATACAAAAGATAAATATAAATTTAGAGAATTATTACAAAAAGATTTTAATACAAAAAAAAAAATATTAAGTGAACAAATGGATATTCAACTATTTACATATTTAGATAATATGATTATGCCAAAATATGATTTAAATTTAAATACAACTTGGGAATCAGATAATAACTATAGAAACTTACAAGGAGGATTATATGATATAAATATAAACCCAATAGATTTAGTAAAAAGAAAAAATAATACTACTACTGAACAAAATTCAACTAATTGGTATAATAGTGTTTTTAATAATTCAATTTTACCTCCTGTTGATATAAAATCTTCAAAATCAAATAATAAATATTTTAATGTTAAAAATAATAATGTTAAAACAACCTCAAAAGAACTTATTGAATTAATTGAAAATATGGATGAAACTATTCCATATGATTTTTATAATAATATTATTTTATGTTTGTTTTATTCTGATAAACCAACTAATAAACAATTATCACAACAAGAAATAACAATGTATAACCAGCAAGGCATTAATTTACTTTTAAAAAATAACAAACCACAAAAAGATAATAATAATAATTGGATTATTAATAATAATAAAGAAAAAAAAATTAACGACTTGTATGATATTTTTAGAGAAAATATACATCAATCGCCATCAATACAAGTTAGTCCGGTAAATTCAATTAACTTAACAGGAAAAAATAAATTATACGAAAGCCCGTGTCTTAAGAATAAAGTAGATGTTGATATTATTGACTTGATGAAAAATTTAAGTTCAGAAAGCGAAAAATACGAAATTGAAGAAAAAGAGTTAGTTGATTTACTTAAAAATATTTAAATTCTAAATAAATTATATGCTAAAGTATATAATTTATATTTTAACTATTTACATTATAAGTTTAATGTTTATGTATAAAGCAAAATATAACATAATAAATTCGGAAATTAAAAAATATAATAGTGATAAAGTATTATTAAAAGAAACAAATATTATTAATAACTTATATGATTATAGTAAATTAAAAAAAAAAATAATTATTTTAAAAAAAAAAAATAAACCATTATTAATAAAAATTAATAGTCACCCATGTTCTGGTAAAACTAGGTTTATTTACAAAAATAATAAAACTTATAAAAATTATAAATTAGTAGACTTTGATAATATTAAAGTACGTCATAGTAAATTTTTATTAAATAAAAATAAAGTAATTTTATTTGGTTCTCATCATCAAGAAAAAAAATTATATGATGAGATTATTTATATTTTTGTAATACCAGAAATGAAACAATTAAAAAAAAATATATTATCAAGACAAAAATTTAAATTTAAATTTATGTATAATAAATATGATAAAACTTATAATATAATAAATAATTTAAATCAAGGAAGAAAAGCGGTGATAAATAATATTATACAAAATAAAGAGTGTTTATTTCATTCATTCTCAACAGCAATAGATTTTTGTATTGATACATATAATAATAATTAATTACAAAGATTTAAATAAATATGATAACTGTGTTTTGTCAAGTTTTGTTTTCATTGTCTCAATAAATGTGGTTCTTTCTAGTTTTAACCATTCAGGTGTTTCATTTACATAGATTATTAATTCTTTCTCTTTTAGAGATTCATTTAGACCTAATAATCCTTTTGTTTCTTTTTGTAAACTTTTTGAAAACGTATCAATTAATGGGATCCATTTAAAAAATTCTTCTCCGTCTATTTTAAAAGTAATATATAAGGCAAGAGTGTCTCGCGATGGTACATAAAGCAGTCCGCTATCTTTAACAACGGTTCCTTCTAAAATTTCTCCATTAGATCTTTCAAAATTTACTTTTAAATTAGAAAACGAATGATTTTGAAAATATTTTTCTTGAATTTCAAAATAAAGATTAATATCGTCTAAAAAATTTTCATAATCTTTATGGTATTGAATATTACCAGCACAATGATGATTTCTGATATATTCAGCACCTTGAATTTTATGTAAAAATATATTATTAGTATCTTTTTTTCCAGAAATTTCACATACATTAATAAATTTAGATGTATAATTCATAGAACGAAATACAGCTTCTTTTATATTTTCAATAATAGTTTTATCCGAATTTTTAAGCGGAGGAAAACTAGTTAGTGTTCCTTGAGAATTGGTTATAACTGACATGCTTAAATGTTCTGAAGATTGCATTATATAACAACTTATCATCTGTTTATATTAATTTTATTCAATTTTTTTATAAAATAGAATCTACTATTTTTAATGTATCATCGTTATCAAGTAAATTAAATTCTAATGTCATATTATATTTTTGTATAAATAATAATATTTTTTTTGTTTGTACTTTTAAAAACCCAAACTGATTATTGTTTTTTAATAAATTACAATTATTTGTCTGAATATTATCAATATTAATATTTTTTTTATTTAATTTATCTACAATTTTAGATAAGACTGAAAGTATTTTTTTATTATCTTTATATAATTCTAATAAATTATTATAATTCTGATTATTATTATTATAATTACTTGATAATGATTCGTTAATTGTACCTTTAATATTTTCTGTAATATTTTTAACAAGTAAATCAATTTCTAATTGGTAATCTCTTAATTTATTATAATATTTACTAAGAGATGATTTAATAGACAATTCCATTTCTTCAAACCAATCTCTTAATTGATAATTAATTAAAATTAATTCATTTAATTTATCTAAATCAGATTTAATTTTATTAGTAACCCAAGGAAAATTTTCTGATTTAGAATAATTTAAAATTAATTTTTTAATAATTTGAATACCCATATCTATTCTATCAATATCATTTGATAAATTAGATATTAATATTATAGTATATACTTGACCTTGATGATTAAATGTATCAATATCAAATTCTCTATAATTATTAATTTTTGAATTCCAAGAAATAAATATACCCCAGTTAATATTATTTGTTTTCATATCATTTTTCATTTTAATAATTTCATCTTTATTAACTTTATTAGTATAATTTTTAATTTCTAACATTATTTTATCATTTAATGAATCAAATTTAATCCATGCGTCACCACTATGATCTGTTTTAGACATATCTGTAAACTTAATATCTCCATATTTATCTGTTATTATTTTTTCAATTAAATTTTCTCCAATCTCACCTTTTTTACTACTTGTAGACGATAAACCAATTAATTTTTCTAATGTAGTTTCTAAAGTATTAATTTTATTTACTAGTTCATAATTTTGAATATTTGTATCTAAATTTTTATTATCAGGGTATAAACATTTATAACCAGTCTCAAAAATTTTATAAATTGTCTGTTCTAAATTTTTTTTTTTTATAGTAAATAATAAAGGATACTTATTTTTATCAATTACTAGTTTATGTTGAAGTGTATTCATTATATATTATAAAAGTAAATTGTCTTTAGATACTTATTGAAATTATTTATATATATATTTATATAAATATATATATATTAGTATAATAATGAGTTCATTAGTATGTAAAAAATGTACAGGCAATCATTTAACAATTAAATGTAAAAAACAAAAAATAAAAGATTCTACTAATAAAACAACTGATAATAAAAATAATGATAGAAATGATAGAAATAATAGAAATAATAGAAATAATAGAAATAATAAAAAATATGATAATAATAAAAGATATGATAATAGAAATAATAGAAATATAAAAAAAACGTGTGTTAAAATGTCAAATTTACCAGATGATATAACAACAAAAGAATTAAATGATTTAGTACAACCTTGGGGATACATTGGGAATATAAATTTTGGTAAATCTTATAATATAGTAGCTTATATCGATTTTTATAATAAGGACGAAGCTGAATATTTTGTAAATGCTTTAGACCGTACTCCATTTGGTAATGTAGTTATAGCTGTTGAAATTAAAAATTAAGTATTTATATTATTTTTCTAAAATTAAATATTTAGCGATATCGTGTGTTTTATTTAATAGTGGTTTAAATTTAATATTATTAAATTGTTCTTGTTTTTTATTTTTTTTTTCGTAAGATAAATAAACAATTATAAATAGTATTACAATTAATATACTAAGAGTAATATAATTCATATTATAAATATATTAGATATTATTTTATAAATAATGATTTAATATTAGTAAAATCATCACCACTCCTAAAAATATTAATAACCTCTGCTGATGTATATTTATTATTTAGATCTTCTTTCATATCAGTCAATTTATATTTAAATTGTTTTTTCCAAAATAATTTAGACATATTAAATATATCTTCACAAGTACATTTTTTAAATTCAATTTTAATATCAATTCTTCCAGGGCGAATAATGGCTGGATCTAAAAAGTCTATTTTATTTGTTGTCATAATTATAATTCTTCCACTACATTCATTTAATCCATCTATAATATTTAAAAAATGAGATAAATTATTATCACTTTCTTGAATAATTTTATGTTGTGGACTTTTTTCTTTACTATTATCTATATTATCATTGTTTTTTTTTTGTTTTGTTATTTTAATAGTGTGTATATGATTATTAATTTCTTCTTTTTTTTTATCTCTATCTTTTAAAACATCACCAACAGCATCTATATCTTCAAAAATAATAATTCTTTTTTCTTGAGGAATAATAAATTCATCCATAATTTTTTCATTGTGTATAATTTTTTTTAATTCATCAAAATCAAAAGAATCAACTAATTTAATATCAATTGCGTGTCTTTTTGTATGATTTAATAACTGTTTTATAAATCTAGTTTTACCTCCACCTGGTTCTCCATATAAGAGAATTCCAAGATTATATGGTATACCTCTTTCATAATACCATTCTTTATTATTTAAGAAGAAATCTATTTTTTTTAGTATATTTTCTTTATTATGAAAATAACTATTATCAAATGTTATACTAGATTCCCATTCACTATCATTAACAATAAAATTATTTTCAGTATTATCCCAATTAATTGTTAAAAGCATTTGATTTTTACAACATTTATCTCTAATGTGTTTATTATATATTTTTTTTTGTTGTTTAATCCATAATTCTAATTCTAACAATTCTAATTTTTTTGAAAAAATTTCTAAAGTATATATGTCTTTGTATTCTTTATTATCTCTACTTGTATTTTTTTCTTTTATTTCTTGTATAACTCTACCAAAAATATCTTTAGTAAAATTAAATTTTTCACATTGATTAATATCATAACCGGTTGCTTTTGGATTTTCAATATATTCGTCATCGTTATTCCAACCATATAACGCTCTTTCTTTTAGTTCTTTAATAGTATTAAATTTATTTGTTTCTAAATAATACATCAATGCTTTAAAATTTTTACTTCTATTTTTACCTTCATTTGAAAAAATAATTTTTGATTTAACATTGCTAAAATATTTTTTAAATTTACTTTCAAAAAAATAAGATAGTGTTCTATTATTGTATATTAAATATAAAGTAGTGCTTATAAAAATAAAAATTATATCTAGATATATTATACCTGTAGTTAGGTCTTTAAGGTTACTTATAATGTACGGATATAGAAGATATTCCATTTGCATTAATTATATATATTTATTTAAAATAAAACTTAAAATCAATTTTTATTTAAATTAAAAAATATAATATTGATTAATAATGCCTGAAGGACCAGAAGTAAAATCATTAGTAAAATGGTTAAATAGAGACTTAAAAAATAAAAAGTTATTAAATATTTTAATAAATGGTGGTAGATATAAAAAACACGGTCCGCCTAAAAATTTTAATAAAATTAAATTTCCTTTAATTATTAATAATATTAAATGTCACGGAAAATTTATTTATTGGACTTTTAAAAATTCAGATATTGTTTTATTTTTAACTCTTGGAATGAGTGGTTGGTTTCAATATAATAAAGATAAACATAATAATCTTGAATTTAAATTAGAAAAAGATTCAATATACTTTAATGATTATAGAAATTTTGGAACATTAATTTTTTGTTATCAAGAAAACTTGGAAAAAAAATTAGAACATCTTGGACCTGATATATTATCATTGGATAATAATTTAGAATTATTCTTAAAAAGATTAAATAAGAAAAGAACTGATACTATTATTGGTTCTGCTATTATGGATCAAAAGGTGTCTGCTGGTGTTGGAAATTATATTAGAGCAGAAAGTTTATATATAGCAAAATTAGATCCATTTAAAAAAATAAAAGATATATCAAAAGAAAAATTAATTGAATTATGGGATATTTTACGTCAAATCGGTTGGTACTATTATGATGAAAATAAAGGAAGAAAATTAAATATAATAAACGGTAAATTTAAATTATCTCATTTGTATAAAAAATCAGGTCCAAGTAAATATAAAAGAGATGATGGATATTTTCTAGTATATCGGGAAAAAACTGATCCATTTGGAAATAATGTCACAACAGATGTAATAAATACTAGAACTATACATTATGTTAAAAAAATACAAAAATAATTATGTAATATATATATAATGTTAAAGTATTTTATAACAAAAGAATTTTTGTTTGCGATAATTTGTACTATTTTTATTTACTCGGTATTTCAACGTTTTAATTTCCATATAGTTGAACCATCAACTGAAAATATGAAAAATGTAGATTATCATTACGATGATGATTACAATACTAATTAAATAATACTAATTAAATAATACTAATTAAATAATACTAATTAAATAATACTAATTAAATAATACTAATTAAAAATAAATCTAATCATAAATAATAGTAATTATTTATGACTAAAATAAATTATGAATTTATACAAAAAATATTTAATAGAAAAATAAGTCTTAAAAAAGAAAAAGATAAAATTAAACTATCTAAATATAATGAATATATCCCAATGTATGATATTTATTCAGATAATATATATCCCATTCATAATTTAAAAATTTATTATCGTCTAACTAAATGTCATTTTAGATTTATTACATCTGAGGTAAAACAATGGATTAAAAATAAAATGGATAAATCAAAAGATAAAGGATTAATACTAAATTACAAAAAAAATTTAGGTATTATTGAAAATTATCATTTACCAACGTTAGAAAAAACTTCATATGAAACTGTTTACAAATACTCGCCTGAAATGGGATTATCTATTTCAATCTGTAAAAGAAATAGTTTTCATCCCTTTTCAAATCATCTTACTCCATATTATACCAAAAATGAGTTAATAAAACTTGGAATGAATAATAAAATTGTATCAAAAATAACACCTGAAAATCTAGTTGATAAAGATTTACATTACAAAATTTGTAAACTTGTATCTAAAAATGATATTTCTTTTGATTTAATATATAACCATATGAAACATATAATTGATACTAAATCGATAAACTGGGTTAACTATTATTCTTTTCTTGGAAGTTATATCTTCAATTCATATTTACGTGAATCTAAAATTAGATTATCAAATTATTTATTGGATGGATTAAAAATGTTAGTAAATACGATTGATACAGCACCTGCTTTTAAAGATGACTATTTTTTTTATCGTTTTATCTGGGATGATAAATTTTTAAAAAAATTAAAAGTTGGTTCAACATTTGTTGATAAAGGATTTTTATCAACTACAAGAGATCCTTTTTATTCCCCAGGTTTACAAATGGATTTCGGTTTAATATTAGTTAAAATTAATATTCCAAAAAATAAAAAAGGCGTTGGATTGTTTATTGAAAACTTTAGTATGTTCCCAAAAGAAGAAGAATATTTAATTAAACCAGAAAGTAAATTTAAATTAGTTGCAAAAGATGATAAATTTGATTATAAACATATTAATGAAAGTTTCGAGAAAAAAATAAAACAGAAATACGAATTTACTTTTGTTTCAAATAATTTTAATGTTAATAAACTAAAAGGTGTTAGTGATAATTCTATACCAGAATTAAATTTAAAAGACTTAAATTTATCTGGTAAAGATAGAGTAGACTTATTTAAGGACTTTTTAAAAAATTGTGATGATATGGAACAATTTAAATTTAAAGACGATATTTATACTTGTCAATTTTTTAATTCAACAAGTTCTTACAAAAAATTATTTTATAATAAAACAGATAATGGATTAATAATTACAAAGTATACAAATGGATACCCAGAATTATCTTTGGAATGTGGGGAAAAATTAGCAGTTAATTATATTCAAAAATTAAATTATCATAATAATAGTAATGATAATGATGATGATAATTATAATAATAATATAGAAGATACGAAAGAAATCATTGGTTTAATATCAAAATTATTTGGATATGAATTAGCATTAATATTTTTCCCATACAAAAATTTTTCAGAATTTAAATTAAATTACAAAGATAAAAATATTAACTTTTTATATAATAATTTATACTGTTATCCTATTTATTTGTATTTTAAAAATGGAAAAAAACATTTAACTGATAAATATTTTAAATTTAGTTATGGATATTTTAATTTAGATAAAATTATAAAAACAAAAGTACCAACAATAGTATTAAAAAAATTTCCTAATGATTTAGATAAAAAGTTATCGTGGAAAGACTTACTTATATTAGTAATTGAAAAACATTTTTATCTGTATTCTAAATTAGAAGAAAGCTTTAATGAAAAATTTGATGATTTATTTAATAAATGTTATTTTGAATTTGATAGTCTAGTTTATCTAAAAAATAATGATTATGATATTTCGTATTTGCCAAATATAGCACATTCAGAAACACGTATTGATAATACTAGATTTAATTTAATATTTAATGATAATTTACGAAGAATAGATTAAATACAATCGTAATCAAATACAATTTCCTAAATTATAGTAAAGTTAAAATTAAATTTATTATATATATGTATATATAATAAAATGAATTCATTATTAATAGTATTTGTTGTTTTAATAGTATATCTTGGAAGTATATTATTAACAATTAATTATATAAAAAAATCTGTTGCTCAAAATACAAAAGAAATCTATTCTTTAAAAAAAAATAGTATAGAAAATAATATAGAAAATTTTTCTGATTCATACGAGAAAGAAAACATAGAAAACATAAAAGAGATAATTATAGAACAAGTAAATAAAATATATGATATAGATGTTGACTCTATTAGAAACTTGGGTGCTATTTCTAAATCACTCTTAACTGGTAAAAATTATCATAAACATAATGGCAATAGTCCTGTTGATGTTGGAACATTAGTAATCCCAGCAAATGTTATAATAGAAGGTACACTTCACGTTGACACAATAAAGCCAGGAATAGAGGATAAACTTAAAATTGACACAGACCTTAATGTTACTGGTAATGCCCAGCTTAACGGTACTCTTCATGTAGTTGGTACCGCAACACTTGCTGATAGAGCACATTTTAAACCATTTGTGGAGAACAAGGAGGTTACGGGTTTTATGATTAAAAATTTAAAAGAAACGAAAAATTTAGGTTATAATATTTTGGTAAGAGATAATGGTCAAGTTGCTCTAAAAGTAGATAATTTTAAAGTAGGATATACGGAGCCTGACGACCTGGCTGGATACATACCAGCTTTCCAAATTTACTCATGGGGTTGTCAATTTAACGACAACTTAAAAGCAATTAAAAATTTAACAGTTACTGGAGATATAGATGTTACAAAAAAAATTAATACCGCGTCTATAGATGTTACAGACTTACTTACTACCGCGTCTATAGAGGTTACAGACTTACTTACTACCAAAGAGCTTACTTTATATGATCCTCACGAAGGGCATGAGAACTATAAAAAAGTTGTTTCGGCGTACATAGATAGAGAAGTTCATATTAAAGGTAAAAATGTTTTAACATATTAAAGGTGCAACTGTTTTAAGATTATAATAATAATGTTAGAAATCACAGATTATAACAATCTCTAAACAACACTCAAAATTAAACAAAACAATAATAAATTTCTTTAATAATATTTATCATACAAATAACCAATTATCATATCAGCAATTATATCAGTAGGATAATGAACACCCAAAAATACCCTACTTAATCCGACCATAAAAGGTATAATTTTAAGAAAATTTTCATTAGGATATTTTC